TTAATTTGCAAATGAACAAAGCAAATATTGTTAAAGATGGAGACTTAAACAACCTTGTAGAAGCTGGAGAATATAGCGTATGGAATAATGTGGCAAACATTCCAACCAATAGCTTTTATTGGGTCAAGGTTATAGGTTCAGCTGATTTTGTACAAATAGCAATATCCTTTATCGACCTGAAAGAGTATAAGAGGTCACGAGTCAATGGTGTTTGGACTCAATGGAAATGATTTTTACTACTAAATAGAATATTTCCTAATACATTCTTTTTCATTCGTATCTTCTGACCCTCAAAAGTACAAGGGATATGATAGAAAAGGTTAATATAACAGATGCCAATGTGGTTGAGTTAATTAGAGAAAAACTGCCTGCTGCAACAGAAGCAAACAAGGGACTTATGCAAGCTAATGGATTTGAACAAGGTAAGAATATATTAAATGAAGAATACGATAGTAAAATCAGTGCTGGTGTATATTCATCTACTGATAATTTAAATAATATGGGCACTGGAATTTTATTAGCGCTAAGAGGGTTTCAATACACAGCCCATTTATATATTACTAACTCTGCAAAAATATATATTAAAACCATTCGTAGCAATGGAGAGGTTTTGAAAGATTGGACGTTAATAAATAATACCATAACATAAGAGACTTTTGGAGTATCCATTTTCCTACCCTATCCTTTGACCCTCAAAAGTACAAAGGTATGATGGAAAAGATTAAGTTGTCAGAAGTGGAGAGAGGTTTGCCTAACGGAATAATTGCTCAGATACGCGGGCTGAACACCCAGGGAGAGGGCATTTTAGAACCGTTGAATTCTTTTTTGAGTGACATATTATGTGCAAGAGGCTCCTTTATATATAACAGTCAAGAAGTTATAGATAACCTCAAGCAACCTGGTGTGTATATGCATGGGGACCCCATAATCGGTACGGGGACTTTCTATGGCGCGCATGGTGTGCTCTTAGTCTTGTATGTAAATGAATATACAATACATATTGATTTTCCTGCAAGGAAAAACTTTATCCTTGTAAGAAAGTGTGTCACTGTCAACGGGAAAGATGATTGGTCAGAGTGGAAATATATATCGTTAACAGACATATCAACGTAACAGACCTACCCGTTTTATCCGAGATGGCCGGAACGGATAATCTGTTTCTCACAAACTAAACATCCGTCAATGGCGACAAAGACAAGAAACGGAAATAAATGCTACAGTGGGGGGAATTATTCCCCCACCTTAGACTCCTCCATGTAGCTCGCAGCAGTCACCTCACTCTCGTCAGCCGCTTCCAATATGAATTCAAATGTTGTCGGATGGTAGGAAGACAATAGTTTCGCATATACTCCGGGCGTGTAATCCCTACGCTCAAGAAATACCTTGAATGCTCCAGTATCGGTATTATAGAGCTTGAATTTCGGCCTTGCATTTTCCGTTCCCAAAACACCGCCTATCAGATTTAATTTGTATGAAGGAGCTGCTGTTACCCCTTCAGACCTATATATTGAAAGGAAATATAGGGCAACCGGTCCTCCTCCGTATGACTGTACACTAAATAGAATTCCATCGGAGAAAGAAGATGTGTCCTTTCTCTCAAACAACAATATGGAGGATGTCATGGATACCCGCTTTTCTTGTCGCATGTCCCTGGAAGGTTTCAGACCGTTTTTTACCTCTGTTGCAATGGGTAGTTTCCCTCTGATTAACTCAACTACATTGGAATCTGTTATGTTAACTTTCTCTATCATATCCCTTGTACTTTTGAGGGTCGTCATTTTCGGATAAAAACGACAACCGGTTTAACATTTTGTTTTTATTCTCGTTTTGTTTAATATTATTCTCTCTAGCTAACAGGATCTTCATAAGTATAATTACCCAAATCAGCATAAGAAAACGAAGCTCCATTGTCATTTGCTAAAAACCATAAACTGCCTAATGATATAAATTCATATCTTCCGGCTCCAGATATACTTGCTCTATTGCAATATTTCATTTCACTACCAACGACTGCTGTTTCATTAAACGCATTCTTAGTGACAACTGATATATACCCGTATGTGCTCGCTAAGTCTTTGTATATCGTCAATGATATCTTCATTCCGGCATATTGAGCAGCATCCGGTAGCATATATACAGCAGTAGAAATACGATTAGGGCGACCATTGATAAAATCAGAACCAAAATTAGGATTCAAAAAGAAATACCCCTCGTTTGCACGGAAATCATGCATCCGAACAAATGATGCATTGGCAATAATTGTCCCCTCAACTTCAACATTACGTCCCTTGAAGCTCCCAGTCAGAAAATCAAGGAGTAAGTTTGGTCGAAATTTGTTTGCCGGATTCATCGGGTCATTGTAATTAAAATCTTTATATCCGCCTACCGTTTCTACAGCAGAGCCATCGGCTTTTATTCCGTATTGCGAAAACATATACTGCCCATAGAACACCGCACTTGCCAGCTTGGCGAAATTCGCCATCAGTACCTCGATAAAGGCATACTGTATCTTGTCCATCACTACCCATGTCGCCTTACTGCCGTTTGCCGCATAGTCTGTCTTGGGGTTGACACCCTTAAATGTGCCCTCCTTGTTCAATACGTAATACTGCCCCTCACACAGCACCATGGGTGCGGACAGTGGGGTACGGGTATAGGATACGGATGCCGCGTACTCCCCGGTCGGATAGACCAGTGGGCCGACCGGTCCCTGCTGGAGATACTTCACTTCTCCCGTCTTGCTTGCCAACGCTTTCTTTGCCATGCCTCAATCCTTTGTCGTTATTACCCATGCCACATTACCGCCTGCCTGCTGGCACATAGCTTCAGTGCAGGTACCGCTTGCCGCAGCCACATTCGCCGTAGCCGGATTGAGAATGACCCCTGCCGAATCCATAAAGACAAAATAGAACAGCATATTCTTTGCCTTCGTGGTCTGTCCCCGCTTGACAAGGATAGGCGTATAAGTCACCGAACCTCCGGAACCGGAAACAATCGTCTCATCCTCGGGATTGGGATTAGTTATGATGTCGTAGGGGTCTGACAAGTCCATCACCGTCTGCGTGTCAAGGCCTATCAGATTGCCGCCCTGCGACACCTCCACCTTAAAGATGCCCGTAGTGTCAACCAGGCTGTCCGTAACGGTCAGACTCTTGCCGGTCTGGTCGACGAGTGTCTGCCAGGCACCGTTAACCATCCTGGACCACTTGTAGGTTAGTCCGGAGGTGATCTCTGACGCTCCACGTCTCGCCATTGCCGTGAGAACGACACTGCCTCCCTTCTCACGGATGGCAAAGTATTTGTCATCTCCGGAAACGATGGTCACCACGTTCTGGTTGCCCACACCCTTGGTGATAGGGATGCTGTAAACGAACTGCACCTCATCCGACACGTTGCCCACGGTCACCGTAGCCACCGCCTTGACGCTGCAGCTCGCACCGGACGACGCCTTCACCAGGTTCTTCACGATCTGAAGCCCGTAATAGTTCGTAGTGCCCGCCTTGTAGGGGATGTACTTGAAATGCCCCGTCTCGCCGCCGAACGTGTTCGTGGAAACGTTGGATGTGAAGCTTATCAACACGTCATTGAAATACCACCTGATGGAAGAGGGCACCACACCCCCCTCAGCCACCCGTGAGGAGGTGAGAAGGAAGGAGAGCGTCGGCTTCATCGTGGTGAAGTCGGGGGCTATGTTTGTCGGAGCACCCGATTCACCATCATACTCTTGATAGAGGTCGCCTTTGTCGCACATAATCGCTGGCATGTAAACGCCAGACTTTTGCGAAAAGATTACCTGCCCGACCTTACTCGCTACGCTCATCGGTCACCTCCTCCCCGTCTTTATCCATGAAACCCTCCGGAGTGGCGACCTCCACCGGATCTTCCACGCCGTCTATCTCACCCTTGGCCTGCTGCGGGGAAAGGCACACGCCCCCGACTACTGCCGCCCGGTCGAATACCGTATCGCCGGGAAAGCCTGCCACATCGGCCTGCCATAACAGCACATTGCCGTCGGCAGTGCTGTTGCGGATTCCTGCCACTCCCAGCTTGTCCGCAACCTCTCTCGTCACTTTGATATAAAATGCCATACTGCTATCGATTAATGGTTAAACATCCCTTTTCCTTGCCACTATAAACTTACCGCTGTCATCCGTCACGTACTTGCCGTCAGATGTCACCACCGCCGCATACGGGCCCTTGTCAATCACCTTCAGCTGTAGCATCATGCCGTCGGTGCATGGGATGGAGGGCGAGTACCCGGCAGCGGCCAGCACGTATGAGGAGGCGCCGGCCGCCTTCGTGTACCATTCGCACTCAAGGATGGCCTGGGGATTGGGGACAATCCCTGCCGTATCACGGATGACCGGTTTCGGGTATATCATCTTGGTTCCGTCTGCCACCTGCTGCGGAAATCCCTCCCAGTCAATCTCGATGCTGGGAATACGCCTGCGGATGGTGGTGGAGACATAGTCTATGTCACTGTCCGGCTTGGATGAAGGGGTGCCGTCCTTCGAGTACGATGCTTTCACGACGTAGGTCTGTTCGTGGCCGATATAGTCCCGGTCTATGGTAAGCACGTTCTTTGTCAGTGATACGAACTCCCAGTCATTGTCGCCGTTACCGTCGGTAATCTGCTCCAGTGCGCCCGTATTCAGCTTCCGATAGAAGAAGAACTTGCACTTGTTGGTTGCTGTGACATCTACATCGCCGACAAGCAGCTTGGCGGTAATGATATGTTTTGATATATCACGGCAAGGATTCCAATCCAAAGAAGAAGGAGAATCAATCACCAGCTTAGGCTGTGCTTCGCTGCCATCTACGGCGCGAACAAGACGGCTGAAACGGTAGACGTGCGTCTGTCCGGTACGCTTCGCATCGACATACTCGGCGTAGAACTCCAGTGTTACCGGACTGCCGGGAACGGTATTCTTTTTCACTTGTATCTTACCCTTCTCGGCTCCGGTCTCGGTAATGACATAGCTCTTGTTGGCAGATGTAATCAATGTCCGCACACCGTTCAAGCGCTCGTACCACTTCATGTTGACCAATGACGCGTTGACCGCACCCACCTTGACCACCGCATCCGGGTCGGTGGCATTGCACCGGGGGAACAGCGTCAGGGGGGTAAGCGTGTAGTCCGGAGTGTACTCGGCCTTGTCAGCCTGGTACACCTGCACGTCCGGCACGCTGCCGACAACCTCTATCCCGCCGCTGGTCTGGAGAGGGCGGTAGTTGACCTCTATCTTCTTCTGTATAGTCTGCATAATTAGAAAGTTATATAATTCATTGTCTCATAATTGTTCTGCCCGTCACGCAGCAATACCCGTGCGATGAACTTGCACCCGGTCATGTTCATATAGTCGGGGCCGAGGTCGTTGACCGTCAGCGGCAGTGACTTGCCGGTTTCCGCGTGTGCGACCGCCCAGGCGTTGTCCTCGGTGACGTTGCCCGTGTCGCGCGTCCACTCCACATCACTGTCAAGGATATGCGCCGTAACGTCACGGTTGTACAGCTCACCGGTAATGGTGAGGGTGGTCGCAAAACGCTCCGCATCGAAGTACCAGCCGTTGCTGCTCTCAATGTCGATGCTGAAATCCGGATTGCCCTCGATCATTGCCCAGGATGCGGAACCGTATTGGGGTTCGTCGGTAGTGCCGGAAACAAGACACATCCACTTGCATCCGTAGTGCCACACGGTATCGTACATCATCACACGTACGGTCTCGGTCTGTGCCTCGCGGTCGGCTTGGTAGGGTTCTGCTCCGGTGGCGGTCTCCATGCTCCACTCGCCGCGGTCGTTGGCGATGCGGGGCAATACGCCTTGGAAGTCGATGCGGTGGATGTCCTGCGCTACCAATCCCCGGACGTAGATATAAGAGTGCAGGTAGTTGATGGGCAGGTTGTCGAACAGCGACAGATGCTTCAGCCTGCCGACGATCACCGAATAGTTGCTTTCCTCAAGGACGGGTTTTGTGACCCCGTTAAGCATGCAGATACAATGCTCACGGGATGACAGATACCAATAACCCTGCCGTTCAGTATCAACCGGGTTGCCACGGTGTGATAATATCATCAACGGCTCAGGAGGATAATTCTTGCCACCCGGCACCTCGCTATCAGGGTACATCACAGCGTTGATCGTATTGGCTGAGATGTCAACATGCAAGACACGTAGCCAGGAGGTATAATACTTGCCGCCACCTGATGCAAGGTCATTGACAACACCATATACAACATCGTTTTCTGCCAGTGCAGTAAAGTCGTTATCCCACCGTTTCTTCATCTTCAGGCTGTATGTGCCGTCTTCAAGCTGCGATACACTTTCGATGGTACCAGACTCGGAGAAGGAATAGTCGCTCTCCATGGCGGAGAGACGGTTGAAGATAAGCTCAAGGACGGTAAGGCTGTCGCGGACCTCGAGGCGGGACAGCTGCATACGGCCGTCAGGGAATATTCCGGCACCCTTGCCCGCGACCATAGAGTCGATAAACTCGCCGAACTTCAACAGAAAATTTGTGCCGTCAGCTCGATCTTTCCTCAGAAAAATCTTCTCCAATTCTTCAGGGGAGTATTTGGATAACAGATTCAAGATTCCGACCAGCGTGCGGCCTACCCGTTCTGCCGTATTTTCATTCTCTTGGGTAGCGTACCGTACCTGTAGGGCAAGTTCCTTGAGTATGTCAATCGTATCTGCCATATTATAATACAAATGCCTTCCGGCAGTTCAAAGCTTTATAAGGTTCGGACAGACTAACAGCTGCAACTACACCGTAAAGCTGGTTATCATTGTTCACCACATAATCCGCTTCCACATCTTCCAAGGAAAAAGCGAGCCACAGCCTTTTCATCCTTTTGTCTTCCAAAATTTGGTTGAGCAGCTCATCAAGAATACGTTCGCACTTGTCAAGGGCAGCCTCTATCTGCTCATAGTCGGAGGTGTCGGACACATGCTCCACAATGAAGAGCAGGTAATCGCGGTCTTTTCGGTATGCACCCGGATTACCACCGTAACCGAATCCTGAGCCACGGTCCACAATCACTGCCGGATAGTGGAGTACGCTGTCCAGTGCCGTATGCTTCTCCCGTTCTGATGAGAGGAAGTGTACTTCATCATTCTCCTTGTGTCGTATATCGACATGCCTTTCAGCCAGCTTCTCTATGTATTCCGAAAAAGTCATTTCTTCTGTTTTTGAGCGTCACGGATTCTTTTATTCAATATACGGAATGCCGTTGCCACCGGCATTGCCTGGTATTTCTCCATCACTGCCACATCGTCACCGACAAAAGCATCGAAGATGTCGAGCCAGTTGACCGACGGTGCTGTTGGTCTTTTCCGCTTTTCCTCCGGTTCCGGTTCATCATCCAACGGAAAGAGGAAAGGAAAAGCCTTTGAAAGCCACCTCTTGACAAAAACGTAGTTCAGGAATACGGCATACTTGACGTGCCTGTCAATTTTTGCCACCTTCATTATCCGTTTTTGCAGTATCAGCGGTTTCTGCCTGCTAAATAAGCCGTTTTTCCCACCCGACGGTAGGACAATATATTCGTTGTCTTTCAAATAGAGCATTGATACGAAAGTGTCCAGTGAGGCATCCTTGCCGTCACGGACATATCGGTTGAAAGCCGTGTCCACGTGCATGAAGTGCTCGAAACACATCCCCTTCAAGCGTTCTCCCGGTGCTTTCAGCCCGGATACGGCAAGAAGGATAAAGCGGTCCATCCGGACACGGCAGTCGCTGATGAACTCCACCAGTTCGCTCAGCTTATAACTGTAATAGGTGTCGGAACCGACCCCGGACGGCAGGGAATAGAACTCCTTCAGGAAGGAGGGTTCGTCCATTTCCTGAAGATAAAGCCGCGACACGAGCAGGAACTGTGCCGGTGTCAGCTCCTCCCATTTCTGAGGTACCCGGCGGATTATCTCATGGCGGATTCCGAATCTACGGTATGCAATGCGAAGCTCCCTCATGTCCAGAACGTGCGTTTATGGTCATTGTCCCGGTCGTATATCTGCCTGGGATCACCCTCATAGAAATTTTCAAAACAACTCCGTACCGTACGCAGCAGCACGGTCATGTACATGTCTGCATCCGCTTTCAGATTCTGAATTTGTACGGCGATACGCTCCGCATCGACGGGTCTCTTCTCCTCATTGCCCTTCTCACCCGGCTGTACAGTGGTGAAGTACAGCCCCCGGTCTGTGACGCTACCCGTCTCCATCAGCAGCCGTCTGACCGCCATTGCCACAATGTAGCGGGAGCAGGCAAGGCGCAACCGCTCCACACTCTTCCGGGCTTCTTCGTCTTCTGGGGGATTTACCAGTCCGTCAATCAGATGCTCATACAGCTTGTCACCGATGGCCGGCTGAAGGAGCATCTCCTCGGCAAACTTCAGGTGCGGCTGCAGGCGAAGGAAAACAATCCGGCTGCCATTGATAAAACAGACGTCATTGACATCCGCGGTACTGCGGACAATGGCCGATTTACGGTCTTGATAGGCCTGGGAGGATGCGAACTCCGGATATTCGGCTATATGGGCATACAGAAACTCAAGCAGCTCGTCGAGCGCATTGAACCCCTTGTTGCGTAACGATGCCCGCAGGTTATCTTCCTGGTACTTGTACACCTGCTGGAATGATTCGTCGTTGTCGGATTTCTGACGTTGGAATCCCGCATCGGTGATACGCATGCCGATTTCATCGAAGTCATTCCAGAACGCCAGGTTCGCGTTCGCGCGTTTGCAGATCTCCAGCAGGCGGCTGTCCAGTTTCTCCCGTTCGGTTGCCCCTTCGGTATTCTGTTCCAATACATCCGGATTTGGACCGAATTCGTATATCTCGACCACTTCGCCCGCCATCGCATCGCCCAATAACGGTACGAGGTATTGCCGGAAAGCATTACGAAGCGGTGCCTCCATCATGTCAAAGGAGATGGCGGTGTTCACCTTCATCACCGCTTTCAGCTCCTTGCCGTTGTTCCATTTTTTTGCACTGAATATCATTAGCTCAATGTTTTTTTGGTACCGCTGCCGGTATCGAGGGTTACTAAAACGGTATTGCGGAAACGCAGCTCGCATTCCGGCATGCCGTTCATTTTGATGTAGAGTTCTATTGGGTCCAGGATGTTCTGCCGGTCAATCCATGCGTTGGCAATGTTCACAAGGAACGCCTCACGGATATTGGAACCGCCCTGGTTGCCGGCATAGGTGCCACCGGGCATACCTGCACCGAGCACATTCGGATTCACCATCAATGCAAACAGTATCTCGGAGTTGGCGGCTGCCGACACCGGAAGATTGTCACTGCCCTGGTATTTGTTCTCCAGCGGCTTGATTTTCCACTCCTCCTCAATCCTGCCGTTCATCTCGTTCACGGCATAATGAGAGAAGATGGGCTTCTCCGCATTGTCCGGTCCGCAAAGGTTCTGCTCCACAGAGTCCATATATTTCTGTATGGCCGCCTCACGCTCCTTGGCAGAATAGTCCTTGGACGGGTATTTCTTCTCCCAGTAGGAATACGGTATCTGTACATGCCACTTCCAGGTTATCTGGTTCTTGTAGGCTTTCTTGAGGAAATGGGGGATAAGATGGGCTATCTCCACCCATCCACAAACGTAGGCGGGCCACCAGATGGGCATGCCGTAAAGGTCGTCGTTGCTCCAGCTGTCGCGTACCGGCATGATGAAACCGTCCTTCACCTTTCCGGCAAACTTCAACACTTCAGCGTGCATCTGCGGGTCGTATTCGGAGAGCACATCCAGCCTGGTGTATTGTCCCTTGTCCGGACGTTGCGGCCAATATCCGGAAACGATGCACTTGCAGGCACCATATTCGTCCACTTCGGAATAGCGGCGGTAAAGCGCATTGACCGGATTGACCCCTGCAAAAGAATTGCCGGCAGCCGAGGGCACGAACTGGACGGCACCGTTGCCGAACTTCAGGTAATCCCGAAGCACCTTCTCCATGTAGCGCCTCACATTCCGGGAAGCAATAAAAGTCTGTACCCGGCTATCGGTAACGGGCTTCAGTATCTCGTTGCCATCATTGTCGTAACCTTTCACCGTACAAGGATATATGCCTTGCCCAAGTGTCAGGTTACGAAGAAACTTCAGGCCCGTATTGAGCACGCTGGTGTTTCCTATCTCTTCAGCCGCCTTCTGGGGGAAATCATTCTCATCTCCCCATGGACGCACCTTCACTCCGTCGATGTCTATATAGGAAACATTCGACAAGTCATATGGCGCCAGGATTCGGGTACGCTCCTTCATTTCGTTTTGGGGTGTCCCCGTCGTTTCGCCGAATATGTACGTGGACTGCATCAGCAGGGGGATACCGCTTGAATTAAACAATATGTTCATCAGAATATTATTTTCTTTTTGTTATACTCCAGTATCAGGTCAATATCCACAGGGTAGGGGTGTCCTTCCGGATTTCCCTTGCAGTCGCAGGGCTGCACGCCCCGGAGCTGGTATTCCTTCATGTTCATGCGTCCTGCACCGCAGGCGTAGGCCTGGGGCATGAAATAGACCTTGCCTTCCTTACTGACGAACTTTATCGAAAAGATGCGCCGGCGTCCGCGTTCGTCCGTGCGGATGTCCATGTCGGCCAGAGCCAGGTTTCTGCGTATTGTCTCCATATCGTTATATCATTCAAATGTTCTGTCAAATGTGTAGTCGAATATTCCTCCACCGAACGAGTACCGGTCAAATACCTGGTGCTTTCTGCTTGCCGGGCAGAAGGTGAGGTTCACGTTCACCCGCTGGTTCCCCATCTTGGTATGGGTAAAGTCGATGTCCGTGATGATGATCTCCATCGGGAGTGAAGGCGTGTCATACCATCGCTGTACCGGAGAAGTCAGCATGTCCACCAATGCCTTGTATTTGTTTTCGTCCAGATAGCCGGTATTGACAGTGCGTAAATCGTTGAAGAAAGGGCTGAACCTCCGTTTCTGTTTCGTCAGATCCGCAATATCCCCCTCCAGTTCCGGACTGTACTGTACCAGTCCGGAAAATGAAATCGATTCCGGGAGCCCGAACACGTTATAGTAGAGGAACTGGTGCATTTCCCGGTGGTTCTGCCGGTCAAGGACATACCTTACAAGGTCTGTCAATGTACCGTTGGTGATGCGTGCGTCATACGATATGATATTGTCGCATTGGACGCCTGAGAGCCGGCTTATCTTTACCGGACTCATGTTATATGCCGTCATGCGGTCTGTGCCGGACAGTTCGAGCTTTACGGTTTTCTTGATGCTGGAGCCGGACTCCATGTATATGATGTCTATAAATACCTCTGTCCTGGCCGAGACGAAAAAGGAGAGATAGTCAATGCTGTTTTGCCTGATATGCTTGATTTTATATCGGGAGTAGAAGATAAAGTCCGTCTGCGGGTCGAAAGACACATGATACCTTGAGTAAAATACATGCAGGGTATAGTTTTCGGTGGACTCGCTGTCCGAGAGTTCCAGCCGTACCTCCATGGGCAGCAAGGCCACACGGTCATCCCCACCGTTGAGCTCAGGACGTACAAAATACTCATTGATAATGTCTCCGGGGTCGCAAATGATGACTGTGTTGCTGTGGTCCGGATAATAAATTTCGGACAGTGCCTCCTGCCCGTCAACCTCTATCCTGAGGCTTAGTTTGTCATGCACGTCCGCAATGCGGATGTCCTGCATGTCAGAGGAAAACACATATGAGTCATTTACAAGATTTGTCACCATCTCCATAAGTCTTTAGATACTCCCAACACCAGCGACCTGTTGTACAAGTCATAGCCCGCCCTGAACTCCCAGGACTTACGCCGGTACCCTGCGGACAGTACACATCCGTAACGTCCCGCATCCATTCCCACCACCAGCGCGTTGTTGCAGACGACCGGTTGCCGGTAGTCCACCACTACCGTGCGGTCAAGCAATGAATTGCGGGATATCACGTCGGTCAACTCCACTTTCAGGTAAGGGCGTTCAATAATTGTATCAAGATAATGCTTCTCCGAGAAATAGTCGGCCAGTATAGCCGCCGTATCCACTTCTGTGGGTACCTCACGGACAATCACCTCCGGTTCCGGAATGGCAGGGCGTATCGTATCATGCCTGACCACCGTTTCCGGTACGCGGACAATGCTCCGTTTCCGGGAACCCAGCCAGTGGCCGGCCCAGCCGGAGAGAAGTGCGATAACCGCACAAAGCAACATATGGCTAACCTTCCGTCTCATCGGCCTTTTTTCTGAATTTGTCCGTGACTGTCACCCACAATATTCCCACCTGCTTGATCAGCGTATCTTTCGGCTTGCCGTCGATGACCGCCAGGTTCTCCAGTATGCTTGTCACGTGCTCGACGCAGAACCAGGTCATGACGAACACCTTGACAATGGAGAAGAACAGGGTGGCCAGTAGCATGACAAAGCTTTCTTCCGCTCCGGCCTTACTCTCCAGATAGAATGAGTGGGTGATATAGATGATGGTCAGCCAGATACACAGCTTGATGATGCAGCGTGAGAAACGGAAGCTTTCAAATCCTATTCCCTGGACCTTGCTTGCCCGGATGCCCGTCCACATCTCGGAGACAATGGCGACGAGCATGGCCATGGCCAGGAACGGTGTAATGCCTATCCATTCGCTGACTACGGCAGTGACGGCGCTGAAGGAGATGGCCGGAAATTGCAGGTTGTACTTGAAGCTCGGAGCCACCGAAAGAAAGAACTCCTTCGGTGAATCATACCCATAGGTGGCGACGAATCTTGTGAAAAAGCGTATCATATCTCTTTTTTTGTCACAAAGATAGAAGCCAACCATCCGCTCTCATAGGACAAAAAAATCCCCTCCGTGGTTGAAGGAACGGTAACACGACCAGTCATTCCGCTTTTCGGGCCCCATTCCGTTTGCGAGCGTGCGAGCAAACGGAATGGGTGCGCCCTGCACCCCTCCGTCAAATCAGCCCCTCATCGCCAAAACTATAATATTCACCATTCGTTATAATCACGTGGTCTATCATTGTGATATTGAATAACCCTGCCGCCTTTTTAAGTTGCTCCGTCAGCCTCTTGTCCTCATTGCTCGGTCGGCTGTTGCCACTCGGATGGTTATGCACCGCTGCAAACTGCGTAGCCCCCGTATCAATCAGCACGCGCATAATCAGCCTTATATCCGCTGAAGTCTGGTCTATGCCGCCTACCGATATGCGTACTTTCTTGATAAGTCGTCCGGCTTGGTTTATCGACACTACCCAAAATTCTTCATTCGGCAAATCTCCTATCAACGGCTCCATCAGTTCGTATACGTCTTTGCTCATCCTTATTTGCCTGCGTTCCACCTGCTGCGACAGTTGTCTCTTGTACATCTCCACGGCTGCCACGGCTACCCTCCTGCGTCCAGGAGTCAAAGAGGAAAACAATTTTTCAAGGTCTATCACCTCGTTGCTGCGTTCGATGTCCGAAACAATCTGTCTGTTGTTGCTGATTTCGTAAATCAGTTCGCTGTCGCTCATGTAGCGGCAATCGTTATCAAAAAGAGTATTCATTGTATGGATTAAATTGTTATAAAAGAATTGTCTTACCTAAGAAATAGCCTCCCAAAACCTCTGCCCCAAGCGTTTCAAGTGCACACGCAAACCGTGCGTAACTATGCCCCTGCGTCAGTATATCATCGAATACAAGGCATTTCTTACCCTTGAAAAAACGCTTATCAAACTTGATGACCTCCACCGTCTGCACCGTCTTGGCCGCTTTCGTCTCATGGATGGCAATCCGTCCACCCTCAATGGTAATTGCTTTGTACGCATTCCTGCACCCCGTCAGCCGTGCCACCTCTTCGGCAAAAGCCTTGTATCTGATTTCGTTCTTCTCTCCGCTACTGGCTGGTATGCAGACCAACGTCACGTTGCAAACTTCTGCACCGAACTGCTCACGCATCTTCTTTGCTACAAGTTCTGCCACAGACGCACTGCGCTTCCCGTCCTTAAAATCCCATATCATCCTGCGGATAGACCACTCCCGTTTGTTAGCCTCGTACTTGGTAGGCAAGTAGTCAAAGAAGTTAAACATGAATTTAGACCATTGATTTTTCCATGCTTCGGGAATGTTTCTTTTTGCTGCCATAACTGTAAGTTTTTAAATTTTTATTCTGGATTTCTGGAGTCGTCGGGTGGAGCCTTTTTTAATTTTCTCCGTTTCCCGGAACGACTTTTTTTTTATTCCGGCGTGTCTGTATGACGTGCGGTATGGTTGCCTTTTGATGCCGCAATAATTGAGGTGCCGAGGATGACATTCCGCAAGGTTCCGACTAAAACCGAAGGCTTGAATACTACCCGTAGGGCTGGAGATTTTTTAGCGGACAACGCCCGACCTTGCTTGTCAGACCGGTGCCCTACATTTGCGGACTCAAAAGACTACCTGACCGCATACAGAGATGCAGGAAATGAAAAGGAGTTGCGGAAAAGAAACGGAGGCACGCCAAGCGGAACGCTTACCGCTCTACGGTCTCTACCTTAGCTATTGAAACGGAAAAGACCGGGGCTACCTGCATGGATGCGGACAAACGCAAGTAGCTGCCGCTACTTACCGCTGAGACGCGCAAAA